TTCCACTTGTATCTACATAGTTCCAAATTACCAATTTACGGATAGGGTCAACAGCAGCAGACATAGAACCATAGTCAGACTCAGATGCGTCATCAATAAAGAATCGGTCAACCTTCTCACTACCAATTGGCTGAATAGTCTGACCATCACACAAATAGAATCCATCATCCGATAGGAAGAATGTAATGCCTTGGTACTGAGCAATCGAGCCAGCTACCATACATCCCTTATTACGAGAGATATTGTCAAACTGGAATATGAACGGAGTTCCCACATAGGTCATTCGAGAGATTGAACGCTCTAAGAACACCAAGCCAAACTCACCACCACGGATTCCTACAATCTGTCCACCATCAGGAATGTCCTGATAATCAGACTGAGTGTTTACATTCTCTGTCCAATCAGTTTCATCATTGATAGCAGACCAGCGAACACGATACTGTTGCTGTGTCGTTTCTAACGTATTAGCACACACAACAAAGTCACGCACCACAGTAATAAATTTAGCTATTGGTGCAGATGCGCTTAAATTAGCAAAAGATGTAGAAGTTCCTAGCGTCCATGCTTGGAGTACGTCAGCATTGTTTGTTGTGATAACAGTCTTGCCAAACTGAGTAAAACGCACCTTGTCGTTAATGCCAGTAGTCATTCCTGACTTAACTTGAGTCAATGCGCCTACGCCATCTACTGTATAAATCCTAGTAGCACCAGCAGTAAACAACTGAGTCGTAGAGTCTGGATTCTTGGCAGCGTATAGCGTAACCAATTCTTCAGCAGCAGTACCAGAAAAAGCCACAGCACTTGGGAATGGCCCGTAACCCACGGCTTGAGAAACCACGTTCTTAGCGTCAGTTAATACGCCAGTGATACCTGATTGGTCAGGCATCCACTCACCTAGTTGTATTCTTTGTGTAGGCATATCAGATGTATGTATTCCGCATTGCTATTGGAACGCCAGAGAATTGACCCTTTTCGTCAGAACGAGTCAAAGAACTCATAGCCCTATCAAACATAGTTCCCCATGTATTGATTCGAGCATCGTTCATTAGGTAAGGCTCTGCCTCAAGCAAAGCTGCATACAAAAGCAAATCAGGACAAACAGTCAAGAATGTATTACTTGTATTCGATGTACTCAAGAATGTAGGCGCAGCAGAGTACACGAGATTCAATGTGTAGTTACTATCAGGGATAGGTGCTAACTTAAATGTCGTAGATAAAACTGTGTAATCCAATGGCTTACCTGCGTCCATGCTTCGTGAGTTACGAGAGAACAAAGACGGAGATTCGTAGTTCAATGGAAATACAGGATTACCTGCTACCACGAAATCTTTTATTTCTAAGAAATCAGATGGAATGGTAACTGTTGCTGTACCTGATACGCAGGTTAAAGTTGTTGAAGTCAGCATTTGGCGAATACGCAAGTCTCTGCGTAAACGAACTTCTGCCAAGCGGATAAAGTCTGGAATCTGAGTAGTTAGGTCTGTACGAGCCAAGTATTCTGCAATAGTTGTCTGTAGTTCAGCATAGGTAGTAAAACTCATACAACTCCTGTTCTAGTGCGCCATGCACGATTCATTGGGTCATTCAGAAAAGCAGCAAACCGCTTGTCATCAAGAACAGCAAAGCCACGCATGATTCCTTGTTTATTCAAGTCATCAATAACTGTCATAGGAATAGATGCAACCTTGTTACCAAACAATTGGTCTGACCATCTTGCTCTCTCGTCATACGAGTTATATTCTTTTTTATTCTGCTCAACAATGTCAGTAACATCCTGACGAGTTTGAATAATAATACCGCCCTCACCATCAGCATGGACAGCAGTTTCACGGAAGTTGTTAGGATTTTGCATAGCCTAATTCTATCAGTTTGAGTAGAAAAGAAAATGCCCCAGAGGTTTAAGTCTGAGGCATCTTTTGGGTTACCTTAGATTAAGGTGTCAAGTCAGCCAAAATGCCGTGAGCAGCTTGGTTTTTCACTTCCAAGGTGTACTCAGCCAACAACTGTGTGGACTCATTGTCACCAGTAACAGCCAACTCATTGGTCTGGAAAGGACGCAAGTAAGCAATAGCAGCCATGTCAGGGTCAAGGATAAACGCTGTCTCGCCACATGAGTTAGTGGAGGTCATAAATCTATTTGGTACTATAGAAATCGCCCCGAAGTCACTTAAATAAACGTCAGCCGCCGACACAATAGTGGTGGGGGTATTGCTAGGGGCCATGAAACGCTGTGCAGCAATACCAGTAAAGGCAGAAACCAACTGCTTGTGAGCAGGGTTAACCATCAACACTTTAGGATTGCCACCAGAAGCGTAAACTTCTTTAACAACAGTTTGCAAAATTGCCTCTGTGAAAGTGCGGTTTGTACCATCTGTACGAGCAGTAGTACCCAAGTCACCAGCAACACCAGAAGTACCGCCATCATAGTTAGAATTCAACCATGCTTGCAGGCCACCCAATTTACGAGCAGTAGAGGAATCACCATTAGCAGCAACTTGGTTGCTCAACAGGGTTGTTTCCATATCACGCTTGATTTCGCTAGAAGCCTTAGCCAACTGATAAGCCTTTTCAGACTTACGGCCTGCTTTGTCAACTGACTGCAAAGTGCCAGAAATCTTAATTGTTTTCTGTGCAATCTGAGTGCGGTTACCAATACGAGTCGTAGGAGACATAGTAGCGTCAGATGCTGTTGCACCCTCAACTGTAAAGTTTGACAAGCTGGCAGCAGCCAACGAGTCAGTTTGCCACTCGTGCAAAACAGCAGTAGCCTTAGTCTTGCCGATAGAAGACATGAAAGGTGTGTCTGTAGGGCTGATGTTATAGATAACATCTGAGAGGTCTTCACGCATACCGATTGCGGTATATGTTTGATAGGTAGCCATAATTTAATACTCCAAAATTTATAAAAATCGTTCAAATGCTCTGGCAGCGTCAGTAACTTTTCCAGTTTCACGCAACCTTTGCATAACCTGTTTATCTTGTGAAGACCTAGCTTGGGGAACTGAAGTACCAGAACGCATCATCTTAGGAGCAGACAAGAGTTTTTTATTCAACTCTGGTTTGCTCTTTTGAAGTTGCTCATACTTCATTGCCTTATACAAGGTATTCACAGCACGACTGTCATACACGGAACTGAGTTCTTGGTCAGACCAACCTACAGATTTCGCATAGTCACGGATTTGTTTCCGAACCGCATCACCCTGTGGCGTAGCTAACTCAGGAATCAGACTTATTAGCTTCTCAGATTCTTGACGGAGATGGTTTTGCAGTTGGGACTGTTGCTCGGCTTGTTGCTGTTGGGCAATGCGTTGCTGTTCATTCCTGACTACTGCTAACTGCTTCTCACGCTGACTCTGTTCAGCTACCTCTACCGCATAACCGATAGGGTCTGTTTCCCTTAGAACATCTAAGTCCACACCCCGATTTTGCTGCGTAAGGAAGCTATCCAACGCTTGCAATTTCTGGGCGTATGCTTGTCGCTCATGTTTAACTTGCTCTAAGTGACCACGTTCAGCTTCAACAGCCTTACGTTGTTCAGCTAGAGCCTGAGACTTCTTTGTGTAATCCGTACCTTGTTGATAACCTTTAATGAGTTCGTCTAGTTCTACTTCGACTTCCTCACCAGATGCCTTGACTTTATATCTAGGCTTTGGTTCTTCCTCATACTCAACTTCATCAGTCTCTTGCTGGTACTCTGGTTGACCTTCGGCTTGGCCTTGTTCGGCTTCCTCAGATTCACCCATCATGCCCTCAAACGCTGAAGCGGCTTGGTTTACATCTAGGCTTTCACTCCCTTGTGGGTTGGTGTTTTCCATTTGTCATCTCGATAATCGCCAGAAACCTTCTGGACGGAGGGTAGCTTAAAGGCTACAGAATTTTCCACTTCTTTTCCTTAATCACAGTTTCCGAGGCCATGCCTTCTAGGTGTCCTGTAATTAGTTCAATAGTCTTAATGTGCCGATAAGCATGCTCACGCCTATCACATTCTTCTGCACTTGTGTTAATTATCACACTAATTTGTTCTTTTTTCAAGTTATCTATGACTTCTTTGAAAAAATCATCATTTAGTAGATTTTTGGCCCACTGTGCTAACAGGTACTTGTCCATATTGGTTTTGTATTCCAGAAATAATATCGTTGATAGATAGGCTACCCGCAGAAGGCATACCTCGTGAGCCACCCAAAATGCTCATTAAATCCTCGTAACTAAGGTTTGATGGCTGTGAGTATTGGACAGGCAAAGGCACTTTCCCGTAGTTCGGGTCTAAGAATTCATCAAACTGTGTGCCAACAAATAATTGTCTGTTGCCAAAATCAATTGGTGCGGATGGTACGAATGGCCCATAAGGTGCAGGGATGCCCCACTTAGTAGTAGGTAAGTCAGGTCTTGGTGTTATTGGTGGCAGTGTTGTCGGTATTATTATTGTTGGCGGCACAACTGGTGGAGTTACTGGAGGCACAACTGGCGGCAGTATTGGTGGGAATATTGGCGGTACAACTGGAGGCACTACTGGAGGCACTACTGGCGGTACAACTGGCGGTATAACAGGTGGTATAACAGGTGGGACAACAGGTGGCACTACTGGAGGTATAACAGGTGGAAATACTGGCGGTACTGGTGGTACTGGCGGTACTACGGGTGGTACTGGTGGTACTGGTGTAGTAATTTGTTTAATAATATCTTCAACAGTAACTATTGGCGTAGTAACAGTGGGTGTAGTGACAGTGGGTGTAGTGACAGGCGTAGTAACTACCGGAGTTGTAACAGTGGAGGTAGTGACAACAGGCGTAGTAACTACTGGAGTTGTAACAGGCGTAGTAACAGGCGTACCATCTGTTGTAAGTGTAGTGGTTACAGGAACAGTAGCTGTAATAGCCTTAATTACATCGGTTGCAGTAACTGTTTTTGCATCTGCAACAACCTTGGCATCTGCAATAACTTTGGCATCAGCAATAACTTTTGCGTCTGCAACAGCTTTTGCGTCAGCAATAACATTGGCATCAGCTATAGCTTTTGCATCTACGGCTGTTTTTGCATCTACGGCTGGTTTTGCATCCGCTAGAACCTTTGCATCAGCCAAAACTTTAGCATCTGCCAAAACCTTTGCGTCAGCTAGAACTTTAGCATCAGCCAGCACCTTAGCATCCGCTAAAGCCTTAGCATCTGCAAGAACTTTAGCATCTGCTAAAACCTTGGCATCTGCTAACGCTTTAGTAGCAGCGTCTGCTAGAACTTTTGCGTCAGCTTGTGCTTTAGCTAATGTATCTGCGGCAGCTTTATCAGAAGCTATTTGTGCATCAGCAGCGGCTTTAGCGTCAGCAGCAGATTTAGCTGCAGCTTCAGCAGCAGCCTTAACAGCGGCATCAGCAGCGGCTTTTGCAGCAGCGGTAGTTGCGGCTTGTGCAGCGGCTTGTGCGTCAGCTAACGTCTTGGCATCAGCAGCAGCCTTTGCAGCGGCAGCGTCTGCAACAGCCTTTGCATCAGCAGCTACTTTGGCGGCTACTTGAGCATCTGCAACAGCTTTAGCATCTGCAATTACTTTAGCGTCAGCAGCGGCTTTTGCAGTGGCGGCAGCAGCAGTTACAGCATCGGCAGCGGCTTTTGCTTCGGCTTCAGATTTAGCAGCGGCTGCTTTAGCGGCTTCATTTTTGATTGCTGCGGCTGCATTTTCATCAGCTACTTTCTTAATTTTTGCATCTAATTCAGCTTTGGCTGCAGCAGCCCTTTCAGCAAATGCTTTATTGTCTGCGGCTATGTTAGCTGCAATTACTGCATCGGCTGCAATACTATCTGCTGTAGCTTTGTCTGCGGCTGTTTTTGCCAAGGCAGCGGAGTTTAAGTCAGCTAAAACTTTAGCCATGGCATCAGTGCCTACATTAGAAGTAACCCCACCACCTGCTACAACATTTCCTACATCACCAGTTACACCACCTAGCGTTAAGTTTGCACCAAAGTTTGTAGTAGGTGAAGCAATAACACCACCAGTTGTAGTATCTGTTGTTAAAGTTACATTAGAGTTTGACGCAATGTCGCCAGTTGTATTAACTACTTGAATGTTTCCTGCTGCATTTAACACCAGTGCAGTATTGTTTGTAGTGTCTGTTGCTAAAACAACGCCTGTGTTATTTGCAGTAGTTGTCTTGCCACCAGTTAGTTGGTTTAAGAGAACATCAATGCCTGTAACATCTGAACCGCCTGTAACATTTCCACCAGTAACATTTGATGCTGCAAAGTTTTGCGCTGCAACAATATCTGCATCACTTACATCAAACTCTGCTTTTGCGTCAGATATTTGTTGTGCAGTTGGATTTGTAGCAAGAAAATCATTGATGCTTTGATAATATGCATCCATTCCTTGATTGTTAGCAGCATACGTTGCACCATCGCTTGTAAGATTACTTACTGCATTTGTTGGTACAACATAAGCACCTGTGGAATTATTAACCAATGAAGTAACTACGTTTGAGCCATCTGTTGAAGACAATCCAACTTTGTTAAGTTCATTTGTTAGGTTTTGGTTTACTTGCGCCAAACTTGATTGCACTGTAGATACATCTACTGCTGATGAAGTTTTACCTCCAATAGCACCTTCAATAACTATTTGAGATACAAGTCTGTTTAAATCAGTAGGCTGGCCTAACAGTAAGTTTGTTCCAGCGGTAGCCAGTAAAACTTCTGTTCCCTCTCCAACGGCCTCTGTTGTAAAAGTAGAGCCAGATTTAGTAATGGCTTTATTAAGTGCAGTACCCAGCTTTTGCACTAATGCAGTGTCTGCAACTCCACCAGTAACTAAAGTTGCGCCAGCAGCAGCAGCAGCAGCAATTTGAGCATTTCTATCGGCTTGAGCCATTGTTAAATTAGAAGCCAAGCCATCACGCAATGTCTCGTTGTAAGCAGCACCACCAGATTCTGCAACATTTAAACCAACATCCACACCAGCAGCAGCCGCTAATCCCGCAAACTTAATCATTTTTGCGGCAGCTAAGAGTGGCAATCCCTCTTGTAATCCTTCAACAGCAACAATATTTAAAGCAAGAGGGTTTTCTATTAAGGCTTTTGCACCAGCCCAAATTTTTCCATCCAAACCCTTTGCATTTAATACAGCACTAATAACATTGTTATTAGCTTTGTTTACATCATCGGTTACTAAAGCATCACCTACTCGACTAACAGTTTGTCCCGCATTGGTTAAAGCGTTAACAGGAGAAGTTAAACCTAACGCAGATGCTGAACCACCAAGATATTCTAAAGTGCTACCAGATGATTGGTAAATATTTGCCAAGCCTTGTTGGACTGTTGCAGACAGTTGGTTATCTTCACCAAGGACGCTTTGAATGGCAGCAATTGCGGCATTAGCATCTTGTGTGGCTTTAGCAGTTCCTAGAGCATTGTTTTGCTCAAATAACCGCTTAGATTCTGCTGGTGTTTGGGTTTGGTTTGCATTAGCAAGTAATAAGTTTTGCGCCAACAATCTTTGTGTTTCTGCTGGTGACTCTATAACTAGGTCATTGCCAAGTAACCCTGTACCCGTAATGTTACCAAGCACGTCAGTTCCACTTGTGTCAGCCCAATAATCACCACCGCTATTTACATTGGCGGCTGTCGTGTTTAGAAAAGCAGCTTTGTTTTGCGCTGCCAATCTAGCAGTCTCTGCTGGGCTTTGGTTTGACGCATTAGCGGCTAACAAAGAACTACTTTGATTTAACAAACGCTGTGTTTCAGCAGCACTTTGATTTCCACCAGCAACTACCGCAGGAGTAGATGCTGTAGCTGTCGTGTATGTACCTGTTACGCCAGTTGCAGGGTTAGTCCATGTAAATGTGGCGTTAGGGCCAAAGGCTGTACGATTAGCTGCAAACGTATTGGCAAACGATGCAGGGGTTGTATTGGCAGCAGCACGAGCCTGTGCGCCAGCCAAGTCACCAAACTCATCTTGGTTGGCATTAAATGTAGATGCAGTAAAGTTAGTGTCTAGCAAACCAGTACCTGCTGGTAACTGAGTAATGTTGCCATCGGCTGTAATGCTTGAGCCAGTTCTGTCAGCAAGTCTGCTTGCTGTTGTTGTGTCAACTAAACCTGATTGTTGAAGTTGGTTAACAACAGTGGTTGCTTGCTGGTTTAAGCCACCTGCACCAACATAAGCTAATGCAGCGGCTTTAGCATCACCAGTAACCGCCAACGCTGCGGCTGCCGCACCAGTTGCATTACTTCCAGTTTGAGTACCAACGACAGTACCAACAACAGAACCTAGCAAACTCTGACCAAGATTATCTGTGTTACCAGTAACTACATCTTTGACAACTGTTGTTCCAATGTTGGTAATTAACTTTTGAGTTAGCGGGTCAGAAGATAGACCTTTTAGTTCTGATGCAACAGTAGAGGAAACAGCACCTAAAGCCGTACCAACAATTGCACCCTTTAAGACATCTTCTACTTTTGCGCCTTGTGCTACTTGCAATCCTGCATTAACAATGGCTGAACCTGTGGCTGTTGAAACACCTAAAAGACCACCAACTTCAGCCCCAATAATAGGAACAAAGTAAGCGGCAGCCAAAGCAGCAATGTCTTTTAGACCAGTATCTACTTTTTGTGTTTGTGTTGTATTTTGATAATCGCCAGTTGCTGTGTAGTTTTTAACATCAGTTCCAACTGCGACTTCATCGTTAATTCCACCTTTTGTTTTATAAACAGATACACTTTCAAGGCCACCCATTTGTTGGTCTTCACCAGAGCCAGTAAATTGGTAATTAGGTTGAACCCATGTATCGCCTAATAAAACTGCTTGGTTTGCAGGAACAGTAGAAGCAATACGGGAGATTACTTCACCTACAGAAACATTGGTAGCATCAGCCAGTTGAGCAGGATTAACACCATACTTAGCCATAGCAGACGTAAGGTCTACATTACTCAAAGTTGGGTTAGCACTAAGGAAATCGACAATCTGCTGTTTAGTGATTGCCATTATTAACCCCTGATTTCTACATTAGATGTAATTCCCGCACCAATCTTCATTGCTTTTAATTGTGCTTCTGCTTCAAACTCTTGTTGCTTCAGCGCAAAGTAAGCCTGTTGTTTCTCACGCTCTAATTGCAACTTAGCAAGTTCTTTCTCACGCATCAATTGCATCTCAAGACCAGCCTTTTGTTGTGCCATCTGCATATCAATCTGCATCTGCTGTTGTTGCATCTGCAAGTCAGCTTGGGCTTTAGCTTGGTTAGCTTGTATCTCAGCTTGAGTTTTAGCCATCAATGCCTGTATCTCTGGCGGCATCTGCTGCTCTTGTGGAGGAGGATTAGAAAGCATCTGGTCTTGCTCTGGCGTAATAGCCTTGTAGAACTCAGCAGAATCTTTAAAGCCAGCAATCTCTACCATGCGTCCTAATGTGCCACGATACTGAGCAGGTGAAACGTAAGGGTTAGCAGGGCCATACTGACCAATCAACTGCTCTTGTTTAGCAAGAACCATAGACAACATAGCCATCTGCTCTTGTCTGTTACCAGCACCTAAACCTACGTTAATAGACACATCGTATTGGTTAGCCCATGTTCTAGGGTCAAACTCTACGAATTCTCCTCTCATACGCACCAAACGGGCTTTGTCTTGGTACTTACAGAGTAAGTGAAGGATACCCTTGAACAGAGACTTAACGCCTGTCTCAGCAAAGATACGAGCCATCAGTTCAATCTTACCTGCGCCAGCTTGTTGCATAGAAGCTACCGCTGCTGCCGTAACATTCTGTAAAACAGAGGGGTCTAACCCTTGTGAGGCATCAGACACGCCTGTACGCTTAGACTGAATTGTGTCCAGATACTGAAGCATTGGGAAAGCCTGAGAAGCCACGTTCTGCACAACTAACTGTTGGACAGCATTAGGAGACTTGGCACGAATAACACCACCCGCTGTAGATGTAAGCAAGTCATCAAGGTTTACTTGACCTTCCACAGCCACCACACGAGCATTGTTTGTCAGATATAAGTTATCCAACATCTGACGAGTGATAGTGGTCTTGATTAACTGTAGGTCAACTGTTCTGTCAGCCAACGAGTTACCAAAGAACTTGTGTGGGATAGGAATGGGACAGATTGAGTGGAAAGGAACATAGTCAACTTCCTCAACCATTTCCTTACCCTTGGCATCCTCAAGAATCTCATTAGAAGCGTAGAACACTTGAACCAGTGTAGCAATGCCTTTGCCGTCTATATCAGTTTTGATATAGCACTCAAAGACTTCAATCTCTTGCATTGCAGGGTCATCTGTCTGAGTTTGGTAAGGTTGCTCACCTGCTGCGTAACGAGCCACACGCTCTGGTGTGTATGCTAGTGCATCACCCATCTGCAAGCCTTCTACCTGCTTCTTGTTAAACCCCATAGCTATCAATGTGCTACGAGTCAACATCTGCCTGTGGGCTACGAAAGGCGAATCAGCAATGGTTCTAGCCTTCTTGCTTATCAGGAACTCCTCTGGAGGTACGTTCTCAATGGTTACTTTGCCTGACTTTTTCTTTTGTTGCACCACAACATTTGTAGTTGCACCCATCACAGGCATACCCATAGGGTCAACAACTGGCATACCATTCGGGTCAAATATCGGGAATTCTGTCGTATCTTGCTCGACTATCTCCATAGTCTCATCACTCATCAGCATTGCTAACTCATCGTTAGACAAGTCAAAGTAACGCTCTTTAGTAATGTCTTCTTTATCTTCCCAATATGCTTTTAGGATGCCGTTCTTCTGCATCAAGGCATCTTTAAACCAATCATGGAGGATGGACACGCCTTCGTTATCCCTGTTGAATACCCAGTTGCAGTAGTCAGTAGCTTGCTTGGCAGAGGCTTCATCCCTTGGGCCTTGTGGCTCAAAGACTACGATATTGTCTGAGCCTGTAAAAATACGGACTAGGCTAGGTAGCGCACCATCTATCGCTTCTGCCACTTCTCCAGTAACGATTTGAGACTTACCCTCAACTTCATTACCATAAGGCTGTCGTAAATAAGCCTCCAAAGCCTGTTTGCGCTGTTCAACAGTTTCGCTTTCAATGAAGCCAATAGCGTCATCAATCTCTGCCTGTAGTATTGACTTCAGTTCGTTCTGTTCCATGCTTGTCCTTTGGAGGGCGACCCATTCGGGGTTTGTCCAATTGTAATGCTTTTACCACATTTTCCAACATTTCAAGACGCTTTTCAAGTTCTTTTACTTTAGGGGCTAGATTTACCCCTTGCATTGATACATACATTACACAATCCATTTCGGTGCTGAGTTAATCGGCTTAGACCAAGTTGAATGGCCTTCATCTAATCCTAGTGCTAAGTAACGGAACGAATCAGAGCCATGACTAGACCAATCGTGTAGTGGTCTTTCATAAAATATCTTACGCTTCTCATCGTAATCTCTGCGGTAGTTTCTCAGGCAATTTAGTCCTATTTGTACTTTAGGAACATTAAACCAGCACCTTGGCAACAATCTACGGACAGCTTGGATGCCATCATCTAGTCCCATTCTGGGAGCAATCTTGACCTCTAAGCCAGCTTCTTCAAGCATTTCCATACGGCTCTTACCTGTGCCAAGTTCCCTGACCCTAACGTCATGGGGCAGAATATGCTCTGCTTTTAAATAGTCATTGTCCTTAATCCACTTAACGTAGTGGTCTAAGCCAACTCCGTGATTCTCGTAGTAGTCCAGTAATCTGACCTCAGTACCCACCAACTGAGCCACCCAGATAGACGTAGAGTCACCCATTCCCAAGTCCCAAGCAGTAAAAGTTCTGCTTAGTTCCTCTCTAGGAATCTCTTGCATGTGCTTCTTTTCTTCTAACTCGTTTAGGATTTGACCAAAATAAGAACCCTCTACGGCAGCATCAAATGAACACTCAAACTCTTGGCGGTATTTATCCTCGCCCATCTCATTCTTAGCAGCCTTCAGTTCTGTGTCATCCACTACCCCTGTCTCTGAGGCTTTAAACTCTAGCAAGCCCCAACCTTCCTCTGTTTTAGCCCTGTCTCGCAGTTCTTTGAAGTGGTTATGTCCCTTTGGCGTACCAATAAACAAACACCAGCCTTTTCTGTCTGTCAGAGCAGGTCTAACAATATCTGTCCATATCTTAGGGTTTTGGTCACCCACCTCATCAATGATTACCCCATCAAAGTATTGACCTCGCAGGGAATCAGGATTGTCTGAGCCATACAGTTGAATACGCCTACCCCAGAAGTCAACTCGCAACTCTGAGATGTTGTTAGTACCGCCTAGCGGAGTAGTGTATTTAACGAGATAGTCCCAAGCTACACGCTTTGCTTGTCCATAGGTAGGAGCAATGTAAGCGTATCTGGGTGTTTCTTTCTCGTTTAGTACCGCCTCACGGATTAAGTGGTTAAGTGCAGCTACAGTCTTACCGAACCTACGATGTGCCACAACTACTGCAAAGCGTTTGCCTTCCAGTAACTCGTGAACCTTTAGTTGGTGTTCCCTTGGCTTATAGGGAATTTCGATTACTTCGCCCATGTAACGATGTGCTGAAGTGGTTGGTCAGAGTCGCCACTTATGGTTACTGAAGCCATATCAGGCATTGATTTACGCAATAGTATCTCAATAGCCTTCATCCTTGTAGGACTTAGTTCTTCTGTTTCACCAAGTGCATGATTTTGCAAAACATTTAGTAATTGACTTACTTGAATCTTTTTGCGTACATCTTCCTGATGAAGTTTGTTTATTGGTCTTCCGACTTGTGCCATTTGTGTATCACTCCCATTGGGTTGGTGAAAGAAAAGTTATCGGATATTCAGAGCCTCTTTCAAAACTCTTTTAATGTAATCCTTCTGGTCAAGTTTACTACCTTTTTCTACTTTTTCAACAGCATCGGTAATCAACTCAAAGTATTGCTCACCAGTTAGTGACTGCTCTCTTTTGGTAAACCAGTAGTCTTTTAGACCTTTAATCCATGCTGCTGTAAAAAAGAAGCAAAGTATAAATGCGCCCCATTGGTCTGCTATGTATGAAGCATAAAACCAAAATGGTTGACCAATCAAACCAAATATCGGTGCAAACTTTCTGTGGTTTTCTTTCTTATCTTGGAGTAACCATATTGCTATCAACTCTGTAACAGCAATAAACAATTGCACCATCATTTAAGCAAACCTTCAATATATGTCCAATTAGGCATGATACCTGTTTTTTGGTCAGCATAGATTGTTTCTAGTGGTGAGGCTTTTCTATTGAACTCACCAAATGGGCCATAGTTTACCCAAGAGTTTTGACCACGAGTCTCTGATGTAACAGCAGGTAAAGCCTCTGGTGAATACATCCTAGCATGGGCTTGAAAAGCATTTTCTTCACCACCAGCACGAAATCCAACACCTTGTTTAGCATGACCAAACACATCATGGACAGCACGAAACACATCATTAGCTGTTACTTCTTTACCATCCCACTTTTCACCAATTCGCATTAGCAATGGGTTAGCTTGAGAGGCTTCTGATAATGTTCCAAAACCTTGTTCAGTAGGGAATACAGACAATCTTTGGTTTTGAACAATGTCGTTGATTGCGTTTCTAGGATTGCCATAAATATCACCACTCTCAGGCATGAAGCTAAACGTATAGCCTCTTTTCCTAAGAGTCTCATATTGTTGCATTGTTTCCTCAATCATAGCGTCATAAGACTTTTTAACAGCCTTATCGCTTGGATTGTTTTCCATCTTGTCATAAGCATCTGCTAAACGCTTTGCCCTATCTGGGTCAACTTCAGCATACTTTAACTGAGGGCTATATACAAAACCTTTTTTCTCAGTTATGTCTTTGGCAATATCAACTAATCGTTGGTCAGTTCCAAATTCTTCAATGCGCCCACCAACATCAACTTTACTTGGCAAACCTTCTAATGGTTTACCTACAAACTTTTTAGGGGCAAGCATACCAACTGACGCAAACCCAAGTAAACCTTGAGTCATATCTGTAAGTTCAGATAAAGCCTTTTTATCAGTAACCTTAAATGGTTTCTTTGGGTCACCAAATGACTTGTCAAATAAGTCTTGAAAACGCTTATCAGACTGCTGAATGTTGAGCAGTCCTTGTTGGATTGCCCTACCTGTACCCTGCAATTGCTGAGTACGTCTAGGGTCTTGCATCCATCCTAATGCGCTATCAAGCAAGCTAGGCATTATTTCATCCTACCCATTTTCTTAGCAGCTTCAGCCATAGCAATAGCAATAGCTTGGTCACGGCTTTTTACAACCTTACCGCCTTTACCTGAGTGTAGAGTACCTTCTTTGTACTCACCCATGACCTTGCCAACTTTCTTCTGACCAGCTTTAGTCATTTTCATTTTTTAGGCTTCTTTGCTTTGTTCTTTGCAGTACGCTCACCACGCACAGGCATAGGTTTTGGTGCTGGCTTCTTTTTGGCAGCTTTGTTCAAATAAAGACCCATCATTTCAGCAGCTTGCATATTAGTCGTCCCCATTGTCTTCTCCCCTAGTTTCAGACATTTCCTCGGAATCTTCAGTAATCGGCCCACCACTAATCCATGCTTCACAAGTTC